AATAATCCAAGGAAATGATGGTAAGCCTGGAGAATTTTATGTAACTACAATGTTATTACATTCTTCTGGTCAATGGGTAAAATCAAGATTAAAAATGCCCATAGAAAAAGCAACAGCTCAGGCTATCGGATCAACAATAACATATGGACGTAGGTATGGATTATCTGCTATATGTGGTATTGCACAATATGATGACGATGGTAATGTAGCTTCAGGTAGAACCTCAACTCATAATAAGCAAGGAGTAAAATAATGGCAGTTAAAACAATGTCGGCTGGAGGAAATTCTGGCAAATTTGATGATGGGTGGCACGAACTTACAATAAGTAATGCTACTTATGGTACTTATAAAGCCGCTACTGGTGATAAGAAATATGTAACCCTATCTTTTGAAGGGTATCCAGATAATATGGATTTACGTATTTATGAAGTTAATAATAAGAAAACTGGTGAAGAATTTAAAATATCTAATCTATTCAAGTATGCAAATGCTGGAATAATGGGTGTTCTTAAAGATCCTACAGGTAAAAATCCTGTAATTCAATATGATGATGAAGCTAGTGGACTTATTAGCAAAAAGGTTAATGTCTTATTCTATAAAGAAAAGAAAACTGGAAAAGGTTATACACGTATGTTTGATAGCGTATCTCCTGTAGAACATAAAGGAGAACATTTATCTTATACTGCTGACCAAGTTAAAGGTATTCAATCTGGTATAGAAAAGAATCTAAAGAGAATGCTAGATGCTAGTGATAATACTGCTCAGAATGCTTCATTCGGTACTACAACTGATGTAGCTCCTCAGGCTGTTCAAACTAGCGAACCTGATCTTCCTTTTTAGTAGTTAAACATAGGAGGGGTTGCATTCCATTAGATTTCCTTCCTTTGTGTTTTCTATCAATAATGTAACCCTTTCTAAATTAAGGAGATATAATGCCGAAAAAAGCACCAAAAGATATAGCAAATGAATTATTTAGAGCTATCACTAGATTAGAATATGCAACTGAGTTGTTAAAAATGTGGGTAGAATATATGGACAGTGATTTAAGTGAGGCTGAGAAGATATTAGTAAAAAGATCTAAACTATTTTTAGGAGATAAATCATGACATTTTATAATACTACAAACGAAACTGGTAAAGCTCTTAATCATAAGTGGATACAAACTGCAAAGCAAGATGACCTTGTGTTGTTAATATTCGCTACAAATAGAGAAGCTTTATTCACACCCTATGATATACAAAATATATTAAGGGATGATTATGATAAACCGTTCCCAATAACATCTATTAGGAGATCTATGAGTACTCTTACAGAGAGAGAAGCTTTAGAAAAAACACCTGTTAGAAAAAAGGGCCCATTTGGAGCTACTAATTATTGCTGGAAATATGCTGTATGATTAAAGAATATGCATTCGGCTTATCAAATAGACATCATTTCGGTGATGTTCAAGATGTCGAGAAATGGATAGGCATGGCGCAAGATACTTTCATGTCCCTATGGGATTACGATGGTCACGTAGTTGACTATGTTCAAGAAAAGAAAACTCTTGCATCCTATGATGGAATGCTTTATATGCCTGACGAATTTCTTCTCGATGTTGATGGAGAAAATCCAATTAAAGCTAAAGAAAAGGCTGTTGGATTAACAGTTTTATTAGATGATTTATGTGTACCATATCAAATTTATTTCTCAGGAACTGGATTTCATGTAGGTATACCTGGGTCTGCATTTAGATGGAAACCTGCACCTGACTTACATTTAAAAGTTAAAGATGAATTACAGGCTAGGGGAATATATGAATATGCAGACATATCTGTATCTGATAAAACAAGATTAATTAGAGTTGTTAATACTTTAAATAGTAAATCTAAGCTCTATAAAGTACCACTTACACATGCTGAAATACACAAACCAATAAATGAAATACAAGAATTAGCAAGCAAACCAAGAAAAGAATTTAAGCTACAAGCTTTAGAGTGTGAACCTGTATTTGATGTATTGAAACGTAAAGCTATTGCAAGTGATAAGGAATTTCAAACTGTGACATTGGGTAGAAATCCAGATCCTGTTTGGTATCCCTGTATACAAACTATGATGGCTGGTACAGCTCAAGGATCTAGACATCAAATAGCCTTAAGGATAGCAGGTTATTTAAGATGGAGATATCCAGAACATATTGTTCGCCTTATTATGGAAGACTGGAGACAAAGAGTAGATCTATCTTCTCACCCTTTTACTAAAGAGGAAATGAATAAGATAGTTACTGATTGTTATGAAGGTCATAATGGTAATGGCTATAATTATGGATGTACTGATGTCCATATGGATAATCATTGTCAGTCTACATGTAGATTATATAAAGCTAAAAAGTCTACAAATCTTATGGATGCTAAATCTATGGAAAAAGAACTTGTTGAGTTTTTAACAAGAGATCATGATCCTATAGATATAGGTAAGTTCTATGGTCAAACATTTCCTATATATCCAGGTGAGGTTGTGATACTACAAGCTCCTCCTAAATCTATGAAAACTATGTTGCTACAAAACTGGGTTAATAAACTCAAAAGACCTACATATTTTATAGAGATGGAAATGAGTCCAAGACAAATGTGGATGAGATTTGTTATGATGGAAAAAGGCTGGTCTGAAGATGAACTTAAAGCACATTATAAACAATATGCTAATGGTATATCTCAAGACTTTGGATGGCTTACAATAGATTATAATAGTTGTTATGCACATGAACTAAATAAACGTATAATGATGCTACCATATAAACCAGAGATAGTAGTGGTAGATCATATGGGATTATTTAGATCTCAAAAATCAGATAACAATATGAAAGTAGAAGAAGTATCCCAAGCATTAATGGAACTTGCAATACAAAATAATGTAGTAGTATTTGCAGTATCAGAGATTACAAAGCAAGCATTTCATGAAGGTATGGATATTACCTCAGCTAAAGGTTCATTTCGTATTGGTTATAATGCTAATAAAGTATTATCTCTAACTCCCTATAAGGATGACAATAATCTTATTAAATATTTAAAGATTCAATGTACAGCCAATAGAGAGAAAGAAGGGTTAAGTCTAGAATTAAATGTAGATGGAGCTCGCATAGGATGAAGATGATACAGATAACCAAATGGCTAAATCCAGAGGATGAAACTTGGTATCAAGGAACTTATATCACTACTGGTGAATGGTTAATGATAGAGAAAGAACGACTTTCTAGATTAACTAATAAGCGAGTAGTGATAAGTACCGATCCAGATGGAGCTAAAGCCATATTTAGAGAGAAGATAAAATGATAGAAGAACTAAAGAAACAGTTAAAAACTATTGATAGAGTTTCAATTCACACCTCAGATGCTAGATGGTATAAGGTAGGTAATGGTAGGTGGAAGCCTTCTATTACTACAGTATTAGGCTTAGTATTAAATAAGGGTATAGCTTTTGAAACTTGGTTAGGAAATCAACCTAGTTATAAAATAGCTTGTCAAGAGAGAGATGAAGCTGCAGCTAGAGGCACAGATGTACATAAAGCATGTGAAGATTTGTTAAATGGAGAGACGATAGATGGTACAGATTCTAAATGGGGAGATGAATTTAATAAAAGATTAATGTCTTTTGAGCTATGGGTAAAGAATACAAAGCCTAATATAGTAGCTCTAGAATATAGTATGTATTCTAATAACGTTCCTTTCTCTGGTACATGTGATATAGTTGCAGATATTCCTGATAAAGGACTATCTATTATAGATATAAAAACAGGTCAGTCTAATGAAAGTCATGGCTTACAATTATCAGGATACAAACTACTTTGGGATGAGTTATTTCCAGAATATCCTATTCAACATTTATATGGTCTATATTTAAAAGGTGGTTGGATTACTAAAATTGAACCACAACTTAAAGAATATAAATTTGAACCTAATATTTTAGTTAATATTATGGAATTATTTAACTGGTCTAATAAAGGAAAAGTTCCTTCAAATCAAAGAGTAATAAAAACTAAGTTTAAAATTAAAGACAAATCAGAACAATTAAAGGAGACCCCATGAATCCGTATTTACCAATAAGGAAAGTACCACTAGATTATAATGGTATATCTTCATCTGCATTTAGTGTGCAAATGAATCACCCTAGTCCAACAATGGCAGCTGATTGGAAAGAGTGTGGAGTAGTAGGTAAGAGCTATATGCTTTTACCAAATGAAGAAGTAAGGCAAGCTGCAACTCAAGTAGCTAAAGAATGTAATATAGAATTTGCACATGATAAAACGTTCTTTAATGGCAGGCAATATGTATATTCTATGAAATCATCTCAAGTTACTGGAACTATTAAACATGGAGATGATGTAGCTTTAGGTATGCAATTTTGGAATAGCTATGATGGAAGTAAGTCCTTTGGATATTCATTAATGCTATTTAGATTAGTCTGTACTAATGGAATGATGAGTAAAGATTATTTTAATACATATAGGTTTAAGCATGAACCTACATCTGAGAATTGGGATGAAAATCTAGAACAGGTAGTTACTAACCTTAACGGCATAGCAAATGGTAACCATCAAATAGATGAATTTGTATCAAATCTTAGAAAGTTAGATCAACTTGAAGTAACTATGGATCAGTTAGGAGATATTAGGCATAATCATTTGCGTGATATTCCTGTTGGTTTATGGGGACAGATTGTTGATAGATTTACATATACTAGTAAAGAAGATTACAGTGGTTGGAACTTGCTAAATGCTGGAACAGATATTCTGTGGCATAAAGACAAACCAACATCTGCTTCTTATAATCAAAATCAACTATTAGTTGATGGTCTTTGTAGATCCGTAGCTTAAATCAATTATAAGGGGGTACGTTTCATGTATACACACAGTAATAACCTTGGTCTGAATGAATAAAGTGTATCCACACTAACCGCATAACTACCCCCTTATATGAAACAATTACAACAAATAATTAAAAGATTACTTATGGAGAATAAAGAATTAAAAAGTAAGATTAGAGTATTAGAAACTATTTTAAGATCTTATATTCCAATCATAGGTAGAAAGGAAGATGATGAAGTATGAATGTGCAGATATATATGTAGAAATGGAGCAAAAGTATCCTGAAATGATCAATGCATTTGAAGATATAACTCATGATATGTTGCAACTATTCTGTATGAAACAGCAAGATTATGGCCCTAAAAATATAGGTATGGGATCAGAAGTGGTAGATACTGAGCAGAAAGTAAAGCTGTCTTTAATGGCTCTTTCTGTACGAATAAATGATAAAGTTCAAAGATTACTTAATCTTACTACTACAGATAAAGAACCTAATAACGAAAGTTTAGAAGATACATTTATGGATATAGCTAACTATGCTGTAATGTCTCTCATTGTAAAGAGAAAACAATGGGGTAAATAATGCATGGTATAAATGCAAAATTACCTAAGAGATATTTTAAATGTTATATGTGTTCTAAACAAAAGTTTCAAGATGTATATATATGGGGAAGCTTTGAGATATTACCTAAGCATCCATATTTAGAAATTGAAATATGTAAAAAATGTGCTACTAGAGAGCATGGTAAACGTACAAAACTAGAAGATGTAATAGAAGAAAGGACAAAAAAATGGCTAAATCAAAGAAATCAGAAACGAAACCAATGATGGTAGAGAATCCGCCACCTAAAAAGAAAGAATCTGCAGGAACTAGTACAGGCTTTCCAAGGGATATTCAATTTTTAGGAGAGGCTTTAGTAAGAGAAACTAATAGAATAAATGAATTAGAACTATCTTTAGAACAAATGAGG